AAATAAGCACGTTGAAGAAACATTTGAAGTGACAGCCGAGGAATACAAGTACTATGAAATTGGTAACACTTTTACACAAGATGCTGTTTTAGAGAATAAGGAAGGGGATAAACAATGAGACCAAAAAAATATCCGTATTCAGGCTCTCAAAAGACAGATAACAAACAAGATAGAGTCGAATTCGCTGAGATTTTAAATTACGAACCAATTAATGTGTCAATTGTTGTTAGAGAAGGGGAAAACAGTGATATATTAGCAAAATGTGTAATTCGCGCTTATGGTGAAGCATTATCGTTTATAGCAACATTACCAGTAAAAGGAACTAGGTTTTCGAAACAAAATCAAGCGTTGTTTAAAATCAGGCTTTATCAAAGAATTGAAAAAATGGGGAGCGAGAAGCTTTTAGAAAGCAATCATTTCATTTGGTCGAACATGTGTCTGGAAGAATTTTACAAAATAGTTACTTAGGAAGGAGGTTCATAGCATGGAACTGAGATTAAAAGAACTTAGAGAGGACCTAGGGCTCTCTGTCAAAGATATGGCTAGAGATACGGGTGTTTCTCAAAACACAATTCACTTGTATGAGCGAGGTGGATATCCATCCATTAAGCAAATTGAAATGATTGCTAAAACCTATGATGTGAATCCTGCTTGGTTAGTTGGATGGGTAGATGATGAAATGATGCCTGCAATCCAGGTAGTCGAGAAAGTAGTCCACAAAGAAAGTCCAACAGCAAGATTGCCAGATTATTTTAACAATAATAACGATGGTAAGATTATCAAGTGGAAGCAATCACGAAGATATCGAGGGGGTAGGAATTGAAGAAATTAAGCGACGAAGACCTCAAAACATTAGACAGAGAACTTTTCAAATTTCAAAACGTTCAACGTACAATAGATTTGAGAAGGCTAGAACTAGAAACTCGAAATCCAGATGCTCAAAGTGGGCCTAGCGTAGGAATAAGCAAACCTACCGAAACTATCGCAATCAGAATCGCAGATGATCCAACCTTAAAATTTCTCGAAGGGTTCAAAGCTATTATTAACAAACTCCTGATCAATCTAGTTGATGAAGACAAGGAAATCTTTAATCTGCGCTGGAGGTATCCTCAACTTAGATGGGAAGAAATAGCAGAACAGAAATTCATGAGCAAAGCTACAATCTATCGACGTAGAAGGATTATCCTAGAGCAGTACGCTATTTTGAAAGGTGAGCTATAAATAAACATGAGACAAAAGACATCTTGAAGTCTCACAAAAAAAGGGTTATTATGATAGCATGAACTTCTGAAACAAAAACACACATCACACTTTAGGAGTCATCCTTAATTCTAGTCAGAAAAGTTGTCCAACAGAAGTATCGTCAAGAGTCAGCAAATGCTGGCTTTTTGTTTTGGGAAAGGAGGTAGAATATGGAATTTGTATCACCAATAAAAGAGAACGATGATATACAAGCTATGAAAGATTATCTCAGAGAATGGAATGAGATGTATTACATGCTATTCATCACAGGTCTGAATACTGGGTTACGAGTTGGAGATATACTTACCTTGAAAGTTAAAGATGTTCAAGGTTGGCACATCAAGCTGAGAGAACGGAAGACTGGCAAGCAGATAACAAGACGGATGACAAAAGAACTTAAGAAAGAAATGAGAAGATATGTTGAAGGGAAACCATTTCATCATTTCTTATTTAAGAGTAGGCAAGGTCAGAATAAAGCGATCACTCGTGAGCGAGCCTATCAAATCATTCATGAAGCTGCTGAAGAACTTGGTATTGATAATGTCGGTACACATACAATGCGCAAGACATTCGGCTATAAATATTACAACAAGACAAAGGACGTAGGAACATTACAGAAAATGTTCAATCACTCATCACCTGCAATAACCTTGAGATACATAGGAATAGAACAAGCAGAGCTTGATGATGCTTTACGGAACTTTGTCATTTAATTTTTTTAGATATTACTTTCACATAATGAGTTAAGCATAAACTAAAAAAATCAAAGAGACGAAAAGCTAGGAACTGTAAGGATTTGAGAATTAAGGGGAGTTTAACAAAATATAAGATATGTGAAAGTGAGGGATAAAATTGGTATAGTTGGAGGAGAGGAATATGTTACTCATAGGATATTTAGTTTGTTATTTTATCGCATTGATGTTTTTGAAAATTGTTTTCGATTGGACAAAAGAAGATATAGGGAAAATATTTAAACATGGATTGATTTTTCTATTTCTGCCTTTAGTATTTATTGGAGCTCTCGTATATGATTTTGTAGACAAAAGATGAGACAAAAGACATCTTGAAGTCTCACAAAAAAAGGTTTATTATGGTAGCATAGATTTCTTGTATGAGATGGGATAGGCCAAGAGCCTGTCCTTTTGTTTTGCAAAGGAGTATATATCATGTACAACAAACCAGTCAGACAAAGCTTGAAGACAAGGAAGTGGTACAAGTTTCGTGACAAGGTCATGAGACAACACGATTACCTTTGCCAAGAAAGTCTAAGATATGGGCAATCAGTTCCAGCTGAAATGGTTCATCATATTTACCCAGTATCCGAGTATCCAGAGTTAGAGTATGTGTCTTGGAATTGTTTGCCACTGACCAACCGCAAACACAATACATTTCATGATCGCAACAACGATAAGATAATCGGAAATGGAATTTACTGGCAGAAGAAAAGAAAAAAAGAATTTTTAAATTTTTTCAAAAACAAAAATGAAAAATGAAAAAAATTTTTTTATCCCCCCCACTTCAAAAAAAATTTATTGAAGCCTCTGGGAACCGGTGAAGGGAACTTTTTCCAAGTCGGGGGCCTTCAAACAAAAAGGGGGTAAAAACTAAGCGATTTTGACGAAAGGAGGTAGTTTTTGGCTAAACCAATTACAGCAAAGTCGATTAAGTCAAAAGTGGTCAAGCAGATGAAAGACTTGGGCACTTATCGTAAAGAGTTTGAAATGATCATTGACATCTTTGCAGGTATGCTATATCAGTATCAGAAACTTGCTCAAGATTATGCTGACATGGGTTATCCAGTAACAGACACCTACGTCAATAAGGCTGGTGCAGAGAATGAGCGCAAAGTTCCAATCTTGACAGCGATGGAAATTTTGAGGAAAGACATCCTCAGCTACTCTAATCAGCTTATGATGAATCCTAAGTCGCTCGGTGAGGTAGTAGAACAAGAAGGTGATTCAGTTCTTACTGAGGTCCTGAAGTTCAAGAACGAAATCAAGAAGAAGCGAGTGACTGGCAATGGGTAATCTTGATAAAGCAAAAGAATACGCTCAACACGTCTTAACTCACCGAGAAGAACATTGCGAGGAGAATATTCTTGCTGCTGAACGTTTTTTCCGTGATTTAGAAAATCCTGCTTTTGAGATGGATGAGGATATGGTGGATTTTGTTATTCACTTTATCGAGAACGTGATAGTTCACCAACAAGGCGATGATATGTTTGCGGTGTCTATCCGTAACAAGCCATTACTCTTGCAACCGTGGCAACATTTCGTTGTGGTTAATCTGTTTGGTTTTTACTACAAGGGGACGAATGAGCGCAGGTTTAAAGAAGCGCTTATTATGCTTGCTCGGAAGAATGGAAAGACCTCGTTTACTGCTGCAATTGCACTTGCTTATCAGATTCTGGATACGGATAGCGGTTCAAAATGCTATATCGTTGCTAACTCAGTCAAGCAAGCGATGGAAGCTTTTGGATTTTTAAGATTCAACGTCGAGCGTTGGAATGATAAGAACATTCGTATCAAGGATAATAACCAAGAGCATTCTATCACTGCTAATTTTGGTGATGAAGGCTCTTTCTTTATCCAGGCACTGGCTAACGATGAGAGCCGATTGGACTCTCTGAACGGGAATGTTATCATCTTGGACGAGGCTCATACCATGCGAAATAGTAAGAAGCATGGTCTTATGAAAAAAACAATGTCAGCATACCGTAACAGTATGCTTTTTGTTATCTCTACAGCTGGGGATATTCCCACTGGCTTCCTTGCTAACCGTCTGAAATACTGTCAAAAGGTGCTTAAGCAATTAGTCACTGATGATTCATTTTTTATCTTCATCTGCAAGGCTAATCAATCTGCTGATGGTGATGTAGTGGACTATCTGGACGAGAACATCCTCAAGATGGCTAATCCGTCATGGGGTGTCACTGTTTCGCTCAAGGCTCTCAAGGAAGAAGCAGAGCAGGCTATGAATGACCCCCAGACAAGAAATGAGTTTTTCAATAAGACCTTGAATATCTTTACAAATTCTATGAATGCTTATTTCAATCCTGATGAGTTTATTGCGTCGGATAGTTGTTACGATTGGAGTCTAGAAGAGCTGGCACGCTTGCCGATTCGTTGGTATGGTGGGGCGGACTTGTCAAGATTACATGACTTAACGGCAGCTGCTCTCTACGGTGTATATAATGATGGTGAGAAAGATGTTGATATCTGTATCACACATGCTTTCTTTCCTCGGATTAATGCTCAGAAGAAGGCTAACGATGATGGGATTCCACTTTTTGGCTGGCAATCTGATGGCTGGCTGACGATGAGCAATACTCCAACGGTTCTCTATGATGATATCGTCAAATGGTTTATCAGTATGCGTGAGCGTGGATTTAAAATCCAAGCTGTAGGGATGGATAGGAAGTTTGGTCGTGAGTTTTTGGCCAAGATGAAAAAGGCTAAGTTCAAGATGATTGACCAGCCTCAATTATTCTATCTGAAATCTGAGGGATTCAGACGGATTGAGTTCAAAGTCAAGAACAAGGAATTTTACTATCTTCATTCTGATGCTTATGAATACTGTGTGAGCAATGTTAGAGCAATTGAAAAGGTGGATGATGCTGTGCAATATGAAAAATTAGATGGAGACGGTGGTACTGCAAGGATTGACTTGTTTGATGCCAGCGTCTTTGCTTGTATACAAGCTCTTGCTAATCTTAGTAAGAATAGCGATGTGATGAGCTTCTTTGATTAGGTGAATTATGAATGAAATAGTTTTATCAGAACATGAAATTAATGTGCTAATTAATAAAGGGCGAGTTAAAGTAATTTTAAACGGGGAAGAAGTAGTCGTTCGTCAAAGCTATACGAAAGATTTGATGGCGGAAACAGTTAACTGGGATAAACAAATAGTTGATGTCAGTCAGAATATCGTAAGAAACAAACACTTTGATGCACTTCTTCAAAATACTTTTCGCTAGAAAGGAGGTGAGGAAACATGGGTATTTTTGAAAAGTTTTGGAAACGAAACAAGCCAAGTAAGCCAATCAACATGCTGAGTCATTCAGATTTAGGGTTGTCAAACTTGATGGATTCTTATGTACCTTTGGCCAGAAATCCGGATGTGGTGACAGCGGTTAATAAGATTGCTGATTTGGTCTCTAATATGACCATCCACCTAATGGAAAATACGGATAAAGGTGATATCAGAATCCGTGATGGGCTTGCTAGAAAGATTGACATCAATCCGTGTGAACACATGACAAGGAAGTCATGGATTTTCAAGATTGTGCGTGATTTGCTTTTATATGGCGACGGGAATTCTGTTCTACATGTGGAATATGAGCCTGTCACGGATTATATTTCTAATCTAAGACCATTTCCGATGAGAGAAGTTTCTTTCCAAACAGATAAGGATTCCTATGTAATCTCATTTAGGGGTGAAAAGTATTCCCCTAATGAAGTAGTCCACTTCGTCATCAATCCAGATCCGGATATTCCATACATTGGTACTGGTTTTAGGGTGACGTTGACAGATGTGGTTCAAAGTTTGAACATGGCTACTAAGACTAAAAAAAGCTTCATGAACGGTAAGAACATTCCTAGTCTTATCGTTAAAGTAGACTCGTCTAGTGCTGAACTAGACTCGGAGCAAGGGCGTGAGCGTATCGCTGAGAAGTATTTAAGTACTAGCAGGGTTGGCGCTCCATGGATTGTTCCAGAGGCATTGCTGGACATCCAACAGGTAAAGCCACTTAGTCTAACGGATATCGCTCTAAATGAGTCTGTCGAATTAGATAAAAGAACAGTTGCAGGTTTATTAGGAGTACCTGCTTTTATTTTGGGCGTGGGAGAGTTCAACAAGACAGAGTATAACAACTTTGTAAATACGACTGTCATGAGTATCGCTACCACTATTACTCAAACACTAACCAGAGACTTACTTTTGTCTAGTAATCGTTACTTCAAGCTAAATCCTCGCTCACTCTTCTCTTACAACATTACAGAGTTGTCTGAGGTTGCACGTCAAATGACAAACAGTACTGCAATGCGTCGTAATGAGTGGAGAGATTGGCTTGGTATGGCTCCTGATCCTGAGATGGAAGAGTTGATTGTCCTTGAGAACTTTATCCCTCAAGAGAAGATAGGAGACCAAAATAAATTGAAAGGAGGTGAGGAAGAGAATGCAGAAACGGAATAGTTATCGTGCCACTCAATTTCAAACGCGAGAAGAAGACTCTGGTGATTTGATTTTGAGTGGCTACTTTATCAAGTTTGACGAGGAGACGGAATTGTGGCCAGGCTACTGTGAAGTTATTAAGCGTGTCGGGGTTGAGAAAGCTATCAAAGACGCTGATATCAGAGCTTTATTTAACCACGATGATAGTCTTGTTCTTGGTCGAACAGGTAACGGAACTCTGACTCTGGGTGTTGATGATGTTGGTCTTTTTGGGGACATCATCATTAACAAGGATGATCCTCAAGCGGTTGGAGCCTATGCCCGTGTTAAGCGTGGAGATGTTATCGGATGTAGCTTTGGTTTTATCCCGATAAAAATCGAAACAGAGGAACGTGAAGATGGTTCGTATCTGGACACTGTCTTAGAGCTAGAAATCTTTGAAGTGAGTCCATGTACTTTCCCAGCCTATCCGCAAACGGAAATTGCTGCACGACAAAAAGACTTCGAAAGTCAGAGCCGTGCGAATCGTGAAGCGCTAGATAAGCGCAAGAAAGAAATTAAGGAGAAATTTAAGCTATGAATAAGGCATTAATCTTTGGTGCTCGTATGCGAGCAAAAGCAACTAAAGTAGTTGAGTTGGAAGAAACTATCGAAGAATTAAACAAACGTTCGGTTGTTGAATTAGAGAAGTTAGATCGTGCTGAAACTGATGAAGAAGTTTCAGCAGTTGAAAAGACTGTAGATGATCTTCAAAAGGAAATTGAAGAAAAAGAAGCTGAAAAAGCGCAGCTGGAAAAAGAAATTGACGAGTTGGAAAAACAAATCGAGGAGCAAAATCGAAAAGCACCAACTTACCCAAGTCAAGAAAAACGTGGAGGACAGAAATTGGAACAACGTGACGCAATCGCTAAATACATTCGTACTGGTCAAACTCGTGACATCGTAGGTTTGAAAACTACTGATTCAGGAAGCGCAGCTCTGATTCCTACTGAAGTTTTGAAACCTCATTTTGTCAATAAAACACGTAATCCACTTTTGGATCTTGTGGAACGTGTGAAAGTTAACAGTGGATCTGGTAAATATCCACTTATCAAGAAAACGGATGGTGTAATGGTTTCAACAGAGGAATTGAAATCAAATCCAGAACTTGGAAAACCAGCAATCAGCGAGATTGATTATTCAATCAAGACTTACCGTGGATATGTCCCTGTGTCACAAGAAATGATTGACGACGCAGACTATGACATCATGTCCATTGTTGAAGACGAAGTGTTTAATCAAGGTGAAAATACTGAGTTGTCATTAGTTGCAGCTGTCCTCAAAAAAGCTACCCAAGCAGATGCAGCTGGATTTGATGGTATTAAAGACATCTACAATAAGAAGCTTAAATCAATTTACAAAGCAAGCATCGTTGTAACTAAGTCAATGTTTGCCGCACTTGATAAGGTGAAGGACAAAGATGGACGCTACATGCTTCAAACTGATGTGGCTTCACCTACTGGCTATTCATTTGGTGGAAAAACAATCTACAAAGTAGATGACACAGTGTTTGGAAACGAAGGAGATATGAAATTCTTCATCGGGGATGTCACTGAGTTCGTCAAAGAGTTTGACCGTGCTCAAGTATCCGTTAAGTGGGTGAACAATGATATTTACGGACAATTGCTTGGACTTTTTATCCGTTTGGATATTAAAAAAGCAGATGACGAAGCTGGGTTCTTCGGAACATACACTGACGCTGCAGGGTAAGGAGGGAACTGATGGCTTATCAAGTAATCCGTCCTTTTAAGGATTTGAGAGACCCTCAACAATATGAATATCAAATCGGGGATATTTATCCTCGAAAAGGATATAAGAGCACCAAGGCCTTCATTCAAGAGTTGTTAGATGGGTCAAATAGTGCAGGATCTATTTTCTTGACTAAAATCGATGATTTCGATATTTCTGAAGGAGAAACAGAACCTCAAGAACCTGAAGAGGAAGAAGAGGAGTAGTTATGGACAATGCTCAATTATTAGAATTACTAAAACTAAAATTGGGTATAGCAACAAATCTACGTGATAAGCCTTTGAAGAAAATCATTGAAGCTGTCATAACTGAACTGGAAGATAATTTGGGGGTTTCGCTTGAATCAGAAAATGCTGAACACCAAATGTTTGTAGTTGATTTTGCAGCCTTTCGCTATGAGGGTGGGGTGGATATGCCACGCCACCTTTTATGGCGGTTGCATAATTTGAAATTGAGGTAAGAAGATGGCATGGAACAATGAGATTACATTAATCTCAAGGGTTAAAACAGGACTAGATAAATTGCACCAGCCTCTATTTGAGGAGAAACGATTGACTATTTTGTGTCGCAAGCGTTCCATAACTCGTTCTGAATTTTATCAGGCTAGCCAGGTTGGACTTAGACCAAGCCTTATCCTTGATATTCATAGCTTTGAGTATAACAACGAGGAAGAAGCGGAATTTAATGGGAAACGGTATCGTATTCTCAAGACATTTCCGATTGGTTTAGAAATTCTGGAGCTGACCTTGATGGAGGAATTGCCATGAGTGTAACAGGTGACCTTTCAGCAGAAATCGCTAAAGCACTGAGCGAATATTCTAGTGAGTTAGAAGATGAGATTGACGCTATCGCACAAGAGTTAGGTGATGAAGCTGTTGTGACTTTGAAGGTGACAAGTCCAAAGAATAAAGGGAAGTATGCGAGAGGATGGCGCCTCAAGAAAAACGCCAAAGGCTCATACGTAATCCATAATGCTACAAGCTACCAATTGACACACCTGCTTGAAAATGACCATGTCTTACGAAATGGAGGACGCAGTCGTGCTATCCCTCACATCAAACCTGTAGAAGAAAAGCTAATCAATTCCTTTGAACGGAAAGTAAAGGAGGCTATCCAAAAATGAAATTATCTGACCTTGTCGATATTCTAAGTCAAGCGAATCTACCTATAGCCTATCGTGCGTTTGAAAATGGACACGTTCCTCAAACACCTTACCTTATCTACTTTGAATCACATCCAGATATCAAGAGAGCAGACGACGAACAGAAATACCAGATTAAATCTGTGACTGTAGAGCTTATCTTTGAACGTAAAGACGAAGATTTGGAAGAATCCTTGGAAGAGTTGTTGTCTAAACATCAACTTGTTTTTGAGGTATCAGAAGAAAGCTATATCCCAACAGAAAGGCTATCTGTCAAGCCTTATACTGTTTATTTGTACTAAAGGAGAAGAAGATGACAAAAACAGAAAATACAGTAACCTATGGATTGAAAAACGTGCATATCGCACCAATCGAAAGTATCAACAGTGATACAAAAGTCATTAGCTACGGGCAAATTTTCCGTTTCCCTGGAGCTATGAACTTGGAGTTAGAGCCAAAAGGAGAATCGAAAGCAATCCAAGCAGACGACGTGGACTACCACTTCATGAACTCAAATGAAGGGTATGAAGGAAAATTGAAAGTACCGCATATCACGGAAGAGTTTGCGACGAAAATCCTAGGAGAAATCAAGGACGAACAAACAGGGGTATTGACTGAAAAAAGCGATGCTTCCACTAAACCGTTTGCAATTATGTTTGAATTTTCAGGAGATAAAAATAAGACTCGTTACGTTATCTACTACTGCTCTGCTAGTCGTCCATCAAACGGCTCTGGTACTAAGAGTGGAACAACTGTCAATGAACGCGAACTTAGCTTTAAGGGTTCACCACGTCCGCTTGATAGCGTCGTGAAACGTTCTATTACGTCAGCTGACAAAAAAGAAGTGTATGATGCTTGGTTTACTAGCGTTTACGAACCAACCTCTCTAGGATAAGGAGTAAAGAATGCGTCGAAGTATTAAAATCAGCAACAAGCGCTATGAGCTTGCAACAAATGCCTATACTCCAATCGCTTACAAGAACGAGTTTGGGCAGGATTTTTTCAAGGACCTTTTAGGGCTTTTGAAAAATAAGCAATTGGTAGCTCAATTGAACCAATTAGAAAAAGGGAATGATTTGGTAGCGGAAAGCGTCGACCTATCTCTTTTAGAAGATTTTGATATTACCTTTTTCTATCGTCTATTTTGGGTATTTGCTAAATCTGGCAATCCTAAAATTAAACCGTTTGATGATTTCTTCATGGAGATGGAAGAGTTTCCTCTTGACGAAGTTTGTCCGCTAATGATGGAAATGTTGAATACGGTACTGCAAACAAAAAAGAAACAGACACATCAGAAACAGCAAGCGAAGAAGCCTTCACGGTAGAATCCTATCTATCTTGTTGCAAGGAAACTGGCTTATCTATCGATGATCTCAAGCACATTTCCATTGGGATGGCGTTAGATTATCAGACAGATTATGTCAATTTGCGTAGCAAAAATAAAACGGGTAGTCGGAAGGCCACCCAAGCTGATTTTGATGCATTTTAGAGAAAAAGTGAGTGCTGAGAGAGCGATTGTGAGGACAAGTTCCTTTAGTTGACTAGTTTCTGGTCATAGAAAACCTCTCAGCGCTCCTTATTTTTAAGGAAAGGAGGAAATATGGCAGGAAATATCAAAGGGATAAAAATTGAAATCGATGGCGATACCCAGCCCTTACAAAAAGCGTTAAAAGGTGTCAATCAAGAGTCCGCCAACGCAACAAAAGAGCTGAAACAAATTGATAATGCTTTAAAGTTTGATACTGGGAATGTTACCTTACTAACCCAAAAACAAGAAGTCTTACAGAAGCAAGTTGGAACCACTCGGGAAAAACTAGAAACCTTAAGACAAGCTCAATCTCAAGTTGAAGAACAGTTCAAAAAAGGAGATATTGGCGCAGATCAGTATCGCGCTTTCCAGCGCGAAGTAGAAGTGACTCAAAATCTCCTAAAAGGATATGAGGGAAAACTAGCTAGTGTCAATCAAGCTCTTGAGGGTAATGGGAATGCAACCAAGAATAACCAAACCCAGCTGAAAGAATTGCAGAATGAGCAAAAACTACTTGCCAGCGAATCTGAAAAAGTAGTTAGTTCGTTTAAGCTACAAGAAAGCCAGATGGGTGCTAACGCTAGTGAAGCTGACAAGTTGGCATTGGCTGAAAAGAAGATTGGTGCACAGTCCGAAATTGTCGCTCGTCAAATTGAAAACCTTGAGAAGCAGTTAGAAATCACTAAAAAAGAATATGGTGAAAATTCAGCCGAAGCTAACAAGATGGAAGCGGAGCTGAATCAAGCTAAGACTGCTTTTAACCATCTTAACGATGAGATGAAGGGGACTAAGTCTGTAGCGGATAGCGCACAAGAAAGCTTGGGTGAGATAGCTAAAGCTGCAAGAGCTGAACTACTCCAACAGTTTAGTGAGAAATTGGGTGATATTTCAGAAAAACTTGTTGACGTTGGGAAAGAAGCTATTGAAGCCGCTGCTTCAATGCAAGCAAGTAATGCCCAATTTAGTACAGTTTTTGGGGATATGGAAGGTCAAGCTAGAGAGGCTCTTAATAATATTGGGAAAGAAATGTCTATTGTACCAGAACGATTACAAGGAAGTTTCACCCAAATGGCCTCCTTTGCAAAAACATCTGGTCTAGATACAGCTCAAGCCTTAGATTTATCTACTAGGGCAACTAAGGCAGCGGCAGATGGTGCTGCTTTTTACGACAAATCTATTGAAAGTGTTACTGAGAGCCTTCAATCATTTCTTAAAGGAAACTTTGCCAACGATGCGGCTTTGGGGATATCTGCAACAGAAACAACTCGTAATGCGGCAGCAAACAAACTGTATGGCAAGTCATTTAAGGATTTGAGTGAAGCGCAAAAGCAATTAACTTTGCTTCAAATGGTTGAAGACGGGAATGAACTTTCTGGGGCACTTGGTCAAGCTGCAAGAGAATCTGACGGCTTAGAAAACGTCATGGGGAATCTAAAACAATCTGGAACTAATGCCTTGGCTGCATTAGGTCAACCTCTTTTGGAAATGTTGATTCCTGTGTTTCAAGCTTTAGGAAACATCATAAAAGGTGTGGCAGATTGGTTTGGTACTTTGCCTGGTCCGATTAAAGAATTCATAGTAATGATAGGAGGTGTGGTTACCGCTGTAGGATTTTTAGCGCCGATATTCTTATCCCTGCAAGCTATATTTACAACGTCTATAGGCGCTATGATAACTGCCGCTCTACCAATCATTGGGACAGCAGCTGCAATAGCGGCCGCAGTGGCAGCGGTCGTTGTCATTTTGAAATACTTATGGGAAACGAATGAAGGATTCCGAAACGCTGTAACAGCTGTGTGGGAGGCTATTTCATCTGTAATTAATACTGTTGTAGGTGAAATTTCAAATTCCATCATGAGTATTTTTGGCACCGTTGTAACGTGGTGGACTGAAAACCAAGAGCTAATCCGTTCTATTACGGATGCTGTCTGGAATGGCATTTCCGCTATCATTAGCGCTGTTATGACTGTTATAGGCCCTCTTATAGAGGGAGAATGGAACAATATTCAGATTATCACTTCTACAGTTTGGGAAGTGATTAAAACGGTAGTTGAAACAGCTATCAACGTTGTTTTGGGTATTATCAAGGCAGTGATGCAGATCCTTACTGGTGACTGGTCGGGTGCTTGGGAAACCATTAAGAGCGTCGGAGAAACAATCTGGAATGGGATTGCAAGTGTCATTGGTACTATCTTTAATGGCATAGCGCAGGTATTGTCTAACATCTGGAACACTATTTCAACGGTTGCTTCAACTGTTTGGAATGGTATCAAATCTACTCTCTCAGGACTATTTGATGGTATTTCAAGCTCAGTCTCAAGTGTCTTTAACGGTATAAGAGATACGATTAGCAATATATGGAATAGTATCAAGTCAACCGCAAGTAGTGTCTGGAACGGCATTAAAGATACAATCGGCAATGCTATTAACGGAGCTAAGGATTTAGTTGGTAGTGCAATTGAAGCTATTAAGGGATTCTTTAACTTTGAATTTAGATGGCCTCATATCCCTCTACCACACTTTAGTATTAGCGGTTCTCTTAACCCAGTTGACTGGTTGAGTAATGGGTTGCCAAGTATTGGCGTAGAGTGGTATGCCAAAGGCGGTATCTTGACCAAGCCGACTGTTTTCGGTTCAAACGGAAATAGCCTGATGGTTGGTGGAGAGGCTGGAAACGAAGCTGTCTTACCACTGAACGAAAGAACCTTGGGAGCTATCGGTCGTGGAATCGCTCAAACAATGGGAGGTCTGTCTCCTGTTATTAATGTCAGCATTAGCGGAAACAACATCAGTGAAGAGATGGATATCAACCGTATTGCTGACGTTGTCGCTCAAAAGATTGCGGATGAACTGCAACGGAAAACACAACTTAGAGGAGGAATTGCATGATCAAACATAATGAATTGGTGATTGATGGTGTAGCAACCTCCTCTTTTCCTTTTGACGTCATTGTAGAAGAAGCTCCATCCATCGTGATTGCCAATAGCAAGACAAAACTATGGGAGCATGATGGAATCAGCGGAGCTATCCTACAAACCAATCATCATAGAGGGATGGTTGAGAAATCCTACACGCTTCACCTAGTCAAACCAAAAGAAGAGGACTTAAACCGTTTTCTGGCTCTCTTTGCTAGGGAAAACTTTTGGCTTGAAAGCGAACGTGTCAAGACTACAAAAATGTGGTGTTACAAGGTGAAGATTTCTGAGACTATTAGAAATCGTGCAGGGTATTATGCACTTAAAGTCACATTTGAGTGTCATCCTACAAAATTTTTTAAAGCTACGGATAATCAGACCTTCTCAAGAAGTGGCACTTTAAGAACCAAGGGCTCTGCTTTGGCTTTTCCGACAATTACCATAACTGGCCAGAGTACGACTGAGGTTAGTTTCACAGTGGATAGGCAGGTTATCCGCTTAGAAAGACTGTCTGGAAGAGTTATCATGGTAAATAACCCTAACAACCCTAGTTTCTTGGACGGAACAGGTTCTAGAATTAAATGGACAGGGGATTTTATCACGATTGACCCAATCAAAAAACAAGATGTTGGGATTGTCTTAGGTGCTGGTATCAGTTCCATGACGATTGAGACAGTTTGGGGGTGGGCATAATGCTATATTTGCTTGAAAGTGATACTCGTAACGTTAAATGGAACGGTATTCCACTGCATGAAGCGACTTCAGCTATCATAAAAGAGCAAATGAACGGGGATTTTACCCTTACTGTTCGCTATCCTATCACCGACTCTGAGATTTATCAACTTTTCCGTGAGGATATGTTGATTAAGGCACCAGCGCCTGTACTTGGTCCGCAGTTGTTCCGTATCAAGAAGCCAGTAGAGAATGATGATCATTTAGAAATCACTGCTTACCATATCACTGATGACGTTATGCAGCGGTCTATCAACCCTCTGTCTGTCAACAAGCAGAGTTGCTGGCAGGCTCTTTCTCAATTGGTACAAGTTGCTAAGTCTCCTATTAATGATTTCTCATTTACCAGTGATATCACGGACAGGCGCACCATCAACACGAAAGAAGTAGAAACGCTCTACAGTGTGTTGATGGATGGCGCTCACTCAATTGTGGGAACATGGGAAGGAGAGATGGTTCGGGATAATTTTGCTATCTCAATTAAGCGAAACCGAGGAGAGGACAGAGGTGTTATTATCTCTACCCACAAAAACCTTAAATCCTATCAACGAACCAAAAACTCACAAAATGTTGTTACTCGGATCCATGCTAAGTCTACATTTAAGGCAGAGGGAGCCAAGGAAGATACAACAATTGCCATAACGGTTGATAGTCCCTTAATTGGTGCTTACCCGTATATCAACGAAAGAAGTTATACAAATAATAACATTCAGACCGTTGATGAGTTGACAAAGTGGGCTAGCGCTAAATTTACTAACGAACACATAGATAAGGCTACAGATGCCATTAAGATTGAAGCTTATGAACTTGATGGACAGACTGTTCACATGGGTGATACAGTTAACCTGAAAAGCTATAAGCACAATGTGGACGTTTATAAGAAAGCCATTGCCTACGAGTATGACTGTTTGGCAAACAATGGACAAGGTGCTTATCTGACTATTACCTTTGATGACAAAGTAAAATCAGGTGGAAATGGTGGTGGTGTTTCAGCAGTAGCAAACGCAATCTTGGACAAGCAAGAAACACAATTTGACATTATGCTGGAACGTGCAATCGCTAACGCTGACCGTGCTTTTGATGCTGAATTTGCCAAGCGTGAGAAAGCTATCACGGATGCCATCGAGCAGTACAAGGCCAAGGCGGAAGAATTTGGCGCTAAAATCCATGAGGAAATGGAGAAAGAGCGCCCTGAGTTCGTGAAGCTAATCCGTGAAGAGTTGATGAGTGGCGCTGACTCAATCGCTGAACTAAGCAAGAAGCTGGAGCAGGTCAGCGAGACTGCAAGGGTCAACGCTAGTCTGATTGGTGGTGACGGGAATACTCAGTACAACAAGAACCGCTTGAATGGTGGCACGGCTAAGAAAATTAGCTATGGAACGGACTTTGTGGAAGTAGGGCATAACGGTGAAGGTTTTGAAGTTGGTAAGAAATACGTTATCAGTTGGTCAGCAACCTGCACACCTTACGGCAAAACAGATGTGACTGTTGTGGTCGATAAAACACCATTTTTTGGAGGCAACGTTCATCTTGCGCCTGCTAATACAGCTATGCCAGCGATTGAGAAAGACCTGACCCAGAAAGAAGAGCAGGTCTTGGCAGTCTACTACGGTTCCTATCGTCTGACATTTTCAGGCGACTGGTATCAGAATGTAGAGCAGTCTGTGACGATTGACAATCAGACAAGACGGATTGAACTAGCGCCAGTCTATAAGACGATTGCGGACGGGCAAAATGCTAGATATGAGGGGAGTTGGAGTGAGAACCCAACTTTTATTTTTGACGGAGGTAGAACATGACAGAAACAACGCCTGAAGTAGTACCTATCAGGGTACGACATAAACGGATGCCAGCTAGTGAGTGGGCAAGAAGTGACTTTGTGTTGTATGACGGAGAGTTAGGTATTGAGAGCGACACTGGTAAGGTCAAGGTCGGAAATGGCAGTGACCGATTCTCAGCTCTTCAATATCTGACTGGTCCTAAAGGTGACCGTGGAGAACGTGGTCTGAAAGGGGAACAAGGTATCCAAGGAGTTCAAGGAGAGCGAGGAGCTCAAGGGGAACGAGGGGAACAAGGTATTCAAGGTCCACCGGGTCGTGACGGTATCGTTACATTTGAAAGTCTAAGCACGGAACAGAGAAATTCACTAAAAGGGGAAACAGGCTCAACAGGAAGCTCTGTATTTGTCAGATATTCAGAACATAGTGATGGTCATGATATGACAGATGTCGTTACAGAAAATAGTGTCTATATTGGAATTTGCACAGCTCCTACAGAACCACAAGAATATACGGCTTATCAGTGGATGAGAATTAAAGATGACAATTTAGATGTCACAGTTGAAAATAATATTTTAAAAATCAAAAAAGGAAGTAAGGTGAGTGAAGTGACGCTACCGAAAAATGATCTTGTCATTGCCTACCAGTTGGCAAATCAGCTTGTCAATCCAACACAAAAGAATTCATTTACGTTGGCCTTAAATACAAAAAAAGGATTAGGAGCTGCGTTGATTGTCATAAAAGGAGACAACCCTGATAATCCATCCACAGAAAACCGTCCCCTATTATCTGTTGAAACTTTTGAAGATTTAAATAAGTTGGACGGAGAACTATTATCGTGGATTTTACCGATTAGTGGCTATCAAAATTGGTCAACAATGCTCATCAGTAATTTTGAGATATTAGATTTATATTTAAAAAATGTGACAGTTGTTCCAGATAATGTAAAACAATATTTGAATGCTGAAATGAATAAGAACTCAGTGCTGTTTCAATTCTTAGCAGGTCATCCGAATGTTTCAAAACTTATAAGCGGTACTCCGATTAACTTTGGGACACTGAATCGCTTGAAAGATTACTTTGCTATAATCGAAAACGACACCTTATTAACACAATTGTTTAGCAATCAGAATAACTTAAATTATCTGTTCTCAAACGCAACAGCTGTCCAAGTTCTGTTCTCAAATGCAACGGTTGTCCAAGCTCTGCTCTCAAATGCAACGGTTGTCCAAGCTCTGCTCTCAAACGCAACAGTTGTCCAAGTTCTGTTCTCAAATGCAACAGCTGTCCAAGCCCTGTTCTCAAATGCAACGGTTGTCCAAGCTCTGCTCTCAAATGCAACGGTTGTCCAAGCTCTGCTCTCAAACGCAACAGTTGTCCAAGTTCTGTTCTCAAATGCAACGGCTGTCCAAGTTCTGTTCTCAAACGCAACAGTTGTCCAAGCTCTTATTGCTCATAATGATGTGTTACAACAACATGCTAAAACGCTTTACACTACTGCATCCACATCCAATAAATGGATCAATACGGGATTCAAATTAGCTTATTCCTCTATAATATTTCCAACTTCCGCAAAAAGTATTGTATTTGCAAATGCAGGAGGATATTATTCTAATGGAGTAGGTCGAGTTTCCCATCCTGACAAAACGATTGCAGGGGAAGGTCGTATGACAAGGATATATAATGAACAAAAATTAAATACAGACAATCTAATTGTGACGTTTCCAGGTGGACAAGGTGTTTCAACATCTGATACCGCTGGTTTCATCTATGAGATTTGGACACTGAAAGAATAGAAGGCTAACACATGGACATAACCATTCAAAACGTTCGTTCGCCTGCTCTTGAGCATAACGGGCGGTATTACAAGGTATTTCAGCCACGGACACGAGATGAACTGTTAAAACTCCACCACATGGGTTGTCTGGGTGACACGGTGCTGACGGATATCCAGTTGGAGAAGGGAGATTTTCCGACCAGCTTCGTGGAGCCTACCGTCACACAACGTACCCTGTCAGGTCTCTTCAAGGACATGCGCTCAATAGAGCTGGAATTGAGAGACCCAAACAGTACTCTCTGGGGCAAAATCCAGCAGAACAATCAAGGAGCTTTGACTCAATTCTTTGATGAGAATATCAAGAGTGCTATTGCTCAGACAGCTAGCGAAATCCGACAGGAAGTGCGAGACGCTGCTAACAGTGCGAGGGTTGAAGTTACTTCAGAAGGTGTGACTATCGGTTCTACTACTTTGACTGGCGAGCAGTTAGCCTCTACCATTTCCGCAAGTCCGAGAGGTGTGGATATCATCGCTCCGCACGTTCGAGTACAGTCAGATATGTTGGTAGATGGTGCTGTAACAGCTAGGAAGATGGCCGCTGGTTCTGTCACTGCTGAACATATTCAAGCTGGAGCTGTCACGGGCGATAAAATCAGCGTAGATGATGCCTTGATTCGGAATCTAACTGCTAGAGATGCCTTGATTGACAAACTGACATCTAAGCAAATCTTCGCTACTAAAATCGAATCAGTCATTACTAGCTCAACTGTTCTTGAAGGTTACAAGGGTTGGATTGGTGGATTCCAATTAGGTACGCATGATTCAGGTTCTGGTCGTTGGCTAACTGGTCGCAATCACTTCTCGGTTGGAATGGGTGATGGCGAAGGTGGCAGTGGACGTACAGCACTTTGGGTGAATTGGGGATATGATTGGAATAGTCCTGGATACTATGCATGGTTTGTAAAAAATAATGGCAGTATGTATTGTTATAACACTGCTGAATTTTGGAGAACACCAATTGTTCACGGCGACCTGAAAGTTACAGGTAAAATATTCTATGACAATGGTACTTGGATATATTCAAGTGAGTATGAAAAGATAGGACGCAGTAGCAAGGATTATTTCTATTTGGAAAAAGCTAGTGGTTCTAGAGACTGGTTTCCAGCTTGGAATGATGCATCTGACCGACGATACAAGGAGAATATCAAAGATAGTGATGTACCTGCTCTTGAAGCAATCAACAATCTAAAAACTTACAGTTATCGTAAAAATATTGATGGAGAAATTGAAGATATAGCTTGCGGTATCATGGCTCAAGATGTGAAGAAGTACGCTCCAGACGCTTTTCGTGAAACGCCAGATGGAATCTACACCTATAATACCTTTGCTTTGGTTCCTTACTTAATCAAGGCCATCCAAGAACTAGACCAGAAATTCAAAGAATTGGAGAAACTACATGGATAATCACATAATCGACAAGCTAGTCACTGAGTCGCTTGTCAACCGCTTGGCTGAGGGCGAATTGGATCGTGCGAATTTAGAGGCACGCTATACGCTGGCTTTGACTGAATTACGGCTCTTTAAAGCCGTGCTGGAATATGAACCAGAACTTAAAGAACTATTTGACGAAACACAAGCAAAAATGAAAGGAACTAACGCATGACTTACAAATTAACAGGAAGACCGATCTTGAAAGGGGAAAAGAATGTCACAATCGTAACGATTGAGAAAGAAGAAACTGGTCGCTACAGTTATGAGCGTGTGGAGTTGCCAGGCAATCGCACGAATGATAATGAAGAAGTGCTGATTCAAGCGGTTTTAGACTTCATTAGAACGGAACTTGACCCAACAAATGCCATCGTGACTGCCCAAGCGAAATTAGAGCAGACTTTGGTTAAATTGGAACAAGCTGAGCAGAAAGTAGCTCAAGCTCAAGCCAATCTTGAACAAACTCAAGAGAAGTTGAGCCAAGCAGAAGCGAAGCAGACGGCTACAGACCAAGCAGTTAAGCACAATCAGGAAGAAACTGACCGCTATGGGAAAATCATTCATGCGGTCGTTTTAAATGCTGTAGCAGGCAAGACAATCGCTTATGGAACTAACTACAAGGAATTGGTAGAGTTGATTCCACTTGCTGAAGTTGGGAAACGTTACTTGGCACATGACTTGATTACCATCGAAGATCCAGCGCACGTTGAGGTAGACGGAGAAGGCAAGCGTATCTTGGTTCAGTTGAACAAGGAATTCACGTATAATGGCGAACCAGTCAGCGACTTTGTCCGAAACGGTCGTCTTGAAATGGGCGGAACAGGGGCAGCATGGAAGTACGAACCTAAAGGATAGAGGTGTTTATGGACGTCTTACAACAGATAGAACATTTCTTCATGAACGTGCTACCATCGGCTTCACCGATTATTATCGCTTGGCTTAGCTACAAATTGCCGAAAAAAGCCAAAGAAGAAACAGATAAAATTGTCTCGGAACTAACCGATGTCAAGAAACAAATCAAAGATGTCCAAGAAACTGCATGCGACAGCAACACCAAAATTGATGAAGTACAAACCAAGCTAAAACTGCACGATGAAGCGCACCTTGTCACGATGAGGATGCGCCTAGATCGTGATATTCGCAGGGCTATTCGTCGTGGTTTTACCACCAAGGATGAGTTCTACGTGGTCGAGAACATGCACAATAGCTATAAAGCCTTGGGTGGCAATGGCTACATTGACCACTTGTACAACAATTTTGAAGCGTTGCAAATCAGAGACGACATCTTAGTTGAAGATGAGAAAGGGGCGCGGTAATGCGCCAGAAAGGAAAACACATGACACAATTTAATGAAATCATTATTGCTTTTGCTACAGGATTCTTAGCAGTAGCAGTAGGAAATATCGTAAAAGCAGTGAAAGAGTATCTTTTACGCAAAGGCGGAGAGAAAGCTGTAAAAATCGCTGAAATCCTAGCTAAAAACGCGGTGCACGCCGTGGAGCAGGTAGCTCAGGAAACAGGCTACAAAGGTGATGAAAAGCTAGAACAAGCTAAAGTACATATGCTTGCAGAACTTAAAAAGTACAATGTCACTATGACTAATAGAGAGCTTGAAATGTTTGTAGAATCAGCAGTGAAGCAGATGAATGACGCTTGGAAGGAGTAGGTATGTCTAAAAAACAGGAAATGATTCAATTCTTCATCGATAAAGCTAACGCTGGCGATGGAGTGGACCAGGATAATGCATTCGGGATGCAATGCGCGGATGTTCCGTGCTACGCTTTTAAAAATTGGTACGGTGTGACCCTTTGGGGAAACGCCTATGATCTTCTTGAGGCAGCACGTTCACAAGGCTTGAAAGTCGTGTATGACGCTGACTATCCAAAAGCTGGTTGGTTCTTCGTGAAATCATACGTAGCTGGCGATGGTGTCAACTATGGACATACAGGTCTTGTCTATGAGGACTCAGACGGCTCTACAATCAAGACGATTGAGCAGAACATCGATGGCAACTGGGACTACTTAAAAGTAGGTGGGCCTTGTCGTTATAACGAGCGTTCTGTAAGTGAAATCGTTGGGTATATCGTGCCGCCCGAAGAGGTTGAAACAGGCTGGCAACAGAACCAGTACGGCTGGTGGTGGGTTCGTGAAGACGGCTCATACCCAACTGACAAATGGGAGAAGATCAATGACGTTTGGTACTATTTTGATGATAAAGGCTTCATGAAACGCAGTACATGGTTGAATTACAATGACGCTTGGTACTGGTTCACGGATTTAGGCTCTATGGCAACCGGCTGGGCTCGTATCAACAATGCTTGGTATTACTTCGATGAAGACGGTAAGATGGTTACTGGCTGGATTAAGTACAAGCTGACTTGGTACTACCTTGATAGTAAGAATGGAAACATGGTATCTAACTCATTTATCCAATCAGCAGACGGAACAGGCTGGTACTACCTCAAACCAGACGGCACAATGGCAGATAAGCCAGAATTCACAATTGAGCCAAATGGCTTGATCACTACGAAATAATTTTAAAAAATAAATAGAAAGGAAACTTTCTAAAATGTTCTTTCACCGCAGGCTTAGGCTTGCGGTTTTTTTGTTGCTTAAAATAGAAAAAAACAGTGATGGTGCTCACTGTTTTTCTTGTAGTGTATGGGCGTAAGAAGTCATGCTAATAGCGTGTTTTAAACGCATGTTCATAATATCTGACACACCGTTTTTATATTTGTCCACAGCCTGAATAGACATGCCACAGTTTTTGCTAATAGCATAGGCTGTGGCGTTGTCTAAAAGCCAGCGGATAGCTTCAATATCTACTGACATATATTACCTCGTAAAATACCAAACTGCAAATAGGAGTAGAAGAAGTCCAATAATAAATTCAACTTT